TAACTCAAGATGGTCATGGACAAGTATTCTTTTCTATTGCAAATTATACCGCAGGCCAAAATACAAGATGGCAAGTTGTTGCTTATGATTTAACAGAAACTAGTTATAGTTCAAGTGCATGGAATAGATTTATTTATGATAGTTATGGGTCAGGTGCTAACAAAGGTGCATTACCTATTCATTATGACCATTTAAATAAAAAATTATTTATTTCAGGTTTTAGTGACAATTATCAAGGTCCGTATGAAAACCCAGCTAATAATTTAAGAGTTTATACTTTTTCAGGAATAACACCTACTTTAGAAAGTAATCTTAGCACAAGTAGTTATGATGGTAATAGTGGTTCAAGATATTCAAAATATGGTTTTTGGGGAATGGTTGATACTGTTAGTTTATCTGCTCTTACAGATGCTAAAGCAGGAAGATGGTTGCAAATAGCACAAAGCAGTGCAACTGGTTTTACTAGCAGTAGTGTAAAAGTTAAATCAGGAACTTTACCACATTCAATTACCACAAACACTACAAACAAAACATTATCCTTTGGTTTTGCACAACAATCTGGTAGTGCAGGAAACACAATTTCAGTATTACCATTTGACAGTGAAGGCATTGAACAAAATCAAACATCTTTAACACATGGCACAAAATATTATGTGTCATCAACAGGAGCATTAGTAACTGTTACAACACCTGATAGCACTATTGCAAATGACCCTAATAACCCACTTGCTGGTGAAGCTATTCAAACAACTAATTTAAGACTACCAACAAAAGAAATTTCTGGTAGTAGTGCTATCAAAGTATTATGTGGTGCTATAAACCTAAAAGGTACTACGACATCAGATTTCACTTTATCTTTACCATCAACCCTAAGTGCTATAAATGTAAGAACTTATATTATTGAGTTTTATGGTGTTAGTATTAATTCATCAACAGCTTACAATATCCGATTTAAACCATACAATTCTGGTTCTAGTGTCTTAAGTGGAAATATTTGGGAAAGTCATATTTTTAACAGTTATTATGGTCAGTCACATGGAACAGCAACATCAAATTGGTCAAGCTATTTAAGTCCAGGTCATTTTGCAGGAAATGGTTATCCATACGCTTACAATACTTATGACTTACAAGATTATTCTGGTAACGATTATTCTCCAAATTTTGTTGGTACAGTAAGATATGAAAACAACAAAACAAATGCAGGTTATACTTGGGAAAGTCAAGTTAGGTATGGTGGCAATACAAATCAACATTTTCAAGAAAGAGGTATTTCAGGAACAAGAAATACTCAATCAACAACTAACTATGCAGACAGCTTTTACTTTTATACAGGAAGTGGGGTTTATAGGGAAGGTATAGTGGCTTTATATGCAATAACATTATAGGAAAAAATTATGGCAAAACAATATGTATATGATGCAACTTTAAAAAAACAAATTGAAATTGAGGTTGATAATCAAGAAGACTCTAACTTTGAACAAAGTATTATAGATGGTAAAAAAGCTCAAAGAAATGTTCTTTTATTACAAAGTGATTGGGCAATGGTTTCAGATAGCAAACTTTCAGACGAACAGAAAACAGAAGCTACAACATATCGACAAGCATTAAGAGATTTACCAACACAAGATGGTTTTCCAAATATTGCTTTTCCAACTAAACCAAATTTTATATAGGAGATAATTATGCCAATGGATTTATTAAAAAGAACTAATAATTATTATGGTGGTTCTGAAGATGTAGTAGTTACATTAATTGATACATCATTAGATTTAGTTTATGAAAAATTAGATGGTAATGACAAAGAAGGTACATCAGTAAAAGTAACAGAACTAAATGAAAACTTGCATCATTACACAGATGAAGATAGCACAAATTCTAGTGTAGAAACTGTTACAATTCCTATTGTTGGTAAAAGTTTAGAAACTATTTACACTGCTGAAAATGGTTTTGAAGAACATCCAAACTTACAAAGTTCATCAACAAATGAAGAAACAGAACTTAGAACTGTAACTTATAAAAATGGTGATAGCTTTAGTATTGCTATAACAGGTCAAATAACTAAATTATAGCAAGGAAAAGTTATGCCTAAACATACAAAGGAATAAAATATGTCTTATGGATTTACTACCTATGCTCAAGATACTTTTTCTTCCTCTGGATCAACAAATGTAACTGTATCTGTTACAAGTATTACAGGTACAGGACAGATTGGAAACGCTTCAGCAGGGCAGTTTATTACTGTCTTACCTACAGGCGTTCAAGCACAAGGTCAGTTAGGAACTCTAGGTCAATTTGCATTAGGAGTACAAGGAAATACTTCTATAGGTCCTTACTCTATCGCTACTCAAGGCAATGTTATTATTGTTTTAGAAACCCCTGTAACAGGAACAACTCAACTTGGGAATGAAACCCTTAGTTTAGATTGCGTTCTTACTATAACAGGTGTTCAAGCAAATACATCTTTAGATTCTGTAGACCTTAAAATAGATACTATTGCTACACCAAGAGAAAGCGAAGACTTTACTATAACAGTAAAAAGCACTGGCAGTGGTAATAAATATTTTGTTAATGGTATTCAACAACAAATGCCTACTGCATTGCACAAAGGTTTTACCTACAAGTTTGATCAATCAGATTCAAGCAACACAGGTCATCCATTAAGATTTAGCACTACACAAGATGGTTCAAACTATACTGATGGAGTTACAGTAGTAGGAACACCAGGTCAATCAGGAGCTTATACACAAATTGTTGTAGCTGATAATGCACCTAGCACTTTATATGTAAAATGTAATATTCACAGTGGAATGGGTTTTGCTGTTACTGTAGGTGAAAATGTAGAAATTAAAGGAAATGCCACTTTAGGAACAGGCACTATAGCAAGGGGATCGTGTACAGTCTTCCCAACAGGAGTTTTAGCATCAACAGTAATTGGAACTGTAGGCATATCGTTAAGTGCAGAAGTTAATGTTGTAGGAGTTTCCGCTTCAGTATCTACATCAAATGTGTTAGTTTGGAGTGAAATTGATACAAATCAAGACCCAAATTGGGTAGAAATAGCAGCATAGGATAAATAAATGGCCACATTTAGTAATTTAGGATTAAAATTAATCACTCAAGGTGATGAAGCAGGAACATGGGGTACAAGTACAAATACTAATTTAGACATTGTTGATGAAACATTTCAATATAATTCTAAAAATTTTACTTCCGATGCAAACTTAACAATAACAGTAGCAAATGGAGCAACAGGTTCTTCAGGTTCTCCAAGTGGTCGTGAGCAAATTTTAGAATTTACTGATACAGGAACTGTTCTTACAACCACAAGAAGCGTAATACTACAACCATCTACACTTAAAAAAATGTGGTTAATAAAAAATTCAACAGCTAAAAGTCTTGTAATAAAAATGTCTAATGGTGATTCAGGTATTACTATAGCATCAGGTAAAGACGCACTTTTATATTCTACAGGTGCAGGAGCTATGAAGCAATCTGAATCAGCTTCGCCAGGCGTTACACAAGTTACAGGAACTGCTAATCAAATAGTAACAAGCTCTACAACAGGCAATGTTGGTTTAACTTTAGATAATAGTATTATGAGAAAAATAGTATCAGGAAATGCTGCGACAGGTACTGTTACAAATAATTTTTTTAATGCAACTAATTATAATAGATATAAATTTTCAGGCTCTTTACAAATGACTATAAGTAATGCAGGAAATTTAAATATTCAACCTATAACAACCGCTAATGCTACAGGAGTAGGAAATTTTTTAGGATCAGGAATGAGTACGGATTTAGCAAGTAATAGTTTAACTCAAGCACAACTTACAAATGGTTCAACAAACTCATGGACAATACCTTTAAGTGGCGTTGGTTCATCTAATCAACAAGATGTTTGGTGGGAAATTTGTATGCAAAGAGATCCAACATATCAATCAGGAAATGGATTTCCTTACTATGGTTATGGTAAAGTTTATTCAAGGTCAGGATTAAACAACGATCAATCAAAAGTTGCAGATATTTCAATGGGAGCTACTAATAATGGTTCTTGGAATACATTTGGTGGTCTAAGATTTACAACACCTGCTAATGTTATATCAGGTCATTATTTAATAGAAGCTAGTAATTAATAGGATTTTAAAATGGTAAAAACAACTGTTTCAGAGTTAGATAAAAAGTTAGCAGTAATGGAACAACAATTAATAGATCATGTAACAGCTTGTGAAAAAACATCAGAAGAAACATTGCACAGAGTAAAAAGATTAGAGTATTTTATTATAGCAACTTTGTTTTCAGTTATTAGTGGAACAATAGTTGTTGTAACAAGTTTAGTAGTATAGGAGAA